GTTTCAGCAGATAAGATGTAAGTCTTGCCTTGCTCTAGTCTAACTTTTAGATCAGTGGTGATATTGTTATCGATACTCGAACGATTAGGCTTAATCTCATTAGGGAAATTAGCTACCACAACCCCAGACGGCTTATTAACCCCGTCCGTTGATTTCGCATAACGTAGCGTAGTGTTTACTAGCCCCACGCCGTCTTTTCCGGGAAGACCATCATCACCCTTAGAGCCATTCTGTGGGATGTATGTTTTCTGATACCCAGTCTCACTAGAGAAATCAGTATACATCCACTGTGTCTTAGTCCATAGGTATTTCCCTTTGACCAAGATAGGCGGATTGGAAGTCCAACTTGTAGGCATTACAGTATCACTATCGCTCATGCCGTAAGTGATAGTGGTAGTTTTCAAGCCTACGCCGTTTTTACCCGGTAAGCCGTCATTACCTCTGTCACCTTTAGGTCCGGCTGGTCCAGTCGGTCCTTGCGGTCCAGGAGTACCATTTCTACCGTCTGAGACGTTTAAAAAAGTAACTTCTTCTGAAGCTACTTCTTTGTTATCTACCCATGCGGAAACCGTCAACGCTGTCGGTTGGGTAATCTGTGACGCTACCATGTCGTAGGTCATACCCACGTATTTTATGACACCGTCAATTACAAAACGCCATGTCGCATTAACCGTTCTATCGCCTTGTTTCAAGATTGGTCGAACAGTCGAGCGACCAACACCGTTCTTAAACACTGTGCCATTGGTTGTCGTGATCTCGACACGATACGGCAAGGCTCTAGCTGCGATTTCATCAATCCGTTGTTGCAAATCAGACGATGGCTTATTCACGATTTTACGGTAATTCGAGAATACAACCGAGTTATTCAATGGCATGTCGAAACTGACAACCATTTCAGTAACACGAGCTTCGAGGGCTAGACCACCTCTAAAATTATTATTGATAATTTTAACAGTGTCGCCTAAGTTAACATCCCTGTAGCTATTCATGAAGCTAGAATGCACATCAACCGTGTAGGTCATGAGTGGGTAAGCGTACTGTTTGATGGTACGCAAGGCATACCCTTTCAAAGAATTAACATCTTTGTATTCGGTTTGAAAATCCTTGCGTGTCCAGTTATCAGCGTTATCTGGATTCATGGTTGATGGGTAGCGTTCCCGTGAAAGTGGGGCAAATACATAGCTACTGCCACGCCTAGAGTAGAACTCTACTTGCCCTAGCTCGTTCTTTTCCTCAAACTCCACGCTCTCAAGATTGACGCCATCCGCACCAGTGAACACACCAGCATTGAATAACTGTGTCTTATCGCTCGTAACTTGTACGCCCTTAAGTTCGTTTTGATAGTGTAGCACCACATCCCCACGAGCCTTACCAATACCGTGGTGATTCTCGTCTGGAATTTGGTAAATATCGATAGTAAATCTCTTAATCGTACCATCTCTATTTAACTCAGTACGAAAGGCAAACTCAGCATCGAACTTAGACATGAGACTATGTAATTGTGCCAGTTTCGTGTCTTGTGGCTCAAATTCAAGTTTGCGTGTCTTGTCTGATACCTCGTTAACACCGATTTCAAGGTTTGTAAATCCTAGAATTTCAAGATGTTCCAAATACCATGCGATACTTTGGGCAGTGTCACTCTTAAGAGCTATTGACTGCTCTTGTGCCAATTCCAAGTTGGTGTTATTACATGTCACTTGGAATGTTGTGTCATTCTCAACTAACTGCGATACATAGAAGACATGGTAAGTGTTATCGTAGTAGAACGAAACGAACATATCATCATTGATATATTTAACATCCTCGTGCAGTTTGCCGTTGACAATCTTAGGGATTGTGAAATCGAATGTACTGGTTGAGTATTCAAGGTACGGATGCCACTGACTGTTTGAATAAGGCAACATGCCAGGAACGTTGTTATTCAACGCACAAACCTTACGCATGTTCTTGTCATGTATCCAAATTTGCATTAAACAAAACGCTCCTTCCAAGTGATTTCAATAGTCGGGTCAGTCCTTGTCCAACTCGATGTGTAGATGTCGATTTCTGTTTCACCCGTACCAATACTGAATGGCTCGGATAAGTAAGTTAACTCATTAGACGCTGGCAAGTTATCGACAAGCGTTTTTCCTTTTGCCATGTCGATTTCAAGAATAGAACCCTTACGGAAACGATTAGGGATATCTTCTTCTTTATTCACATAATCTTTTCGATAGACAAAACTATCCAGATACATGTGGGTTACAAGCGGTGCATCACCGATGCCAAAGAAGCCAATATTGATTTTAGCTGACTTCTTCCCTTTGATCTCTGGGATTTTAAATTTAGGATAGCTACCTTGATAATAAAATTGAATTTCATCATCAAAGCGTTGCATATCTGCCCACCCTTGCGGTTCGTTGAATGGGTTTTGCGTCATGACATGCGTACCCCAAAATGATTTTCTGTCTATCGTACGGTAACTACCGTTTCCATCGCTAGCAAGGAAACGATACTCGCAACCTAGACCGTTGACATGTTTAAGGGTTTCCACGCCATAGAGGAATGTGCCGTTTGCGTCCGTGACAGATATCTTGATATACCCGCACTCGTTGGATGCCCCTAACCAAAAAATTTGTCTCCACCACATATATTCATATAGTGAGCCTTTTTCTCGGTTGCTATCTTCCGGAATTTCCCACGTAATCGAGCTACCACGCAATAGAGTAGAGCCGCTACCTCGATTAGTCAAGGCAATGTGTGGTCTACCCCATGCGTTGTCAATCGCAAGCGTTCCATTCAAGTTTTGTAAGTTGTCATTGAACCGCCCTTGGTTTTTAGTCCCAACCGCAAAACCATTGGTAATCCAGTTATTGGAAACATAATCGAACAGAATTTCAGATTGCTTGACCGTCCGAGTGTCTACTTCATTAGGATTGCCAATTTCGTAGTTTTCACTAGAAGACTTCACAATCCCAACCCAGCCATTATCCGAGTTAAATTTCAACTTGATATCTGGGTAAGTTTCAGCCGTACCGAAATTCTTTAATGTAGCCTTGTAGTGTCCCGTAGATACCTTTTTAATACTTCCGTACTTGGTTTCACCGTCGCTACTTACTAGGGCTTGAGCCTTATTCTCACCGTAGCTTTTTGGGACATCGAATGTGACCGTTACCGTTGCGGTAATCGGTGCCGTGTTCTTATCCACTGTTAAGGACGCTTGACCAGACGGGATAGCTTCCCAAACCTTGTTAGGCTCATCACCAAAAATCAATGGTTTAGGCTTATCTACATTCAGATAACCGCCCAGCGTTTCAGCAATGGTATTAAAGTAGTCGTAGTTACCGACTAGGGTAAACGATACTTGAATCTGCTTAACTGACAAGGTGCTATATAGGAATTGCTGGCCGTAGCGTCTACGCCCTTGGTCTTGATAGTTGTTATTGAAGTTAGATGCCACATTCTTAGTGACATCAACTGGAACGGTACGCCCTTGACCTTCATTGAATAATTCAGTTAAGTTTTTACCGTCATAAGTTACTGACATTCCTATCAAATAATGCTACCTCCTAACAGCGCTTGTCTACGCTCATAATCATTTGTTGCTTTCGTCATAAACGGTGCGAGACCGTTTGACACACTTCTACCATCGATGATATTTCTAACTTCGATTGGGTTAGAACCGTTGGTTACCAACTGACCAAGTAGGTCAATCATGATGTCTAACTTGTTTTCTAGGACAGAAACACGCTCACGATCTGACGTGCTATCGTGATTACCTTGTGGGGCATCGCCCGCAAAACGTGCCACTGCTTCAGTAAGTAATTGCCATGCTCTACCACGTTTGGCGATATCTGTTGGAATGACATATTCTGGCATATCGCCTTCAGCCAATTCATAAACACCATTCTTGTGGACTAGCCCACCGTTAGCGTAGCCATAAGCTGCGACACGGTTAAAGGCTGCATCCGATGTACCATAACGATGCTTGATGTAGTTGATTGCAGCAAGCAAGTTGTCATAACCATTACGGATATTGTTGTGTCCAGGGTGTTTGTATGCATTAAATGTAGGACCAATAGTCTGCATCAAACCAATTGACGGCGTACCAGCTCTGGCGTTGCTATCCCAGTT